ACGCTCAAGAGTTGCTTTATCTCCGCCAGTTAAACCAAAAAACTCTTTAACTCCATACGTTGCTAAGTTTACAGGCCCGCCTGTAGGTATGGTTTTTAAAAGCTCTAATGAATTTTTTAAATTATTAATGTTATTACGCATATCTGGTAACTTACTTACAGATTCTACTCTTAATTTAGAAAACTCTTGAGCAACAGTTTCGCCTCCTTTTTGTCCTGCTTTCCTCTCTGCCTCAGCCGCAGCCGTCATGCTAAACTCACCGCCTGTCATTACTGTCTCACCTTCAGGCTGCTCTGGGCCTCCACCTATTGCTTGATACTGTATCTCCATCTCACCAGTACCTGTATTTACAGTAGGTATTGCAATAAAGTTATTTTCCTTTTCATCTTGTACAGTAAACGTAGAACCTTTTGTATATTTTTCTTTTAGGCTTGAAGCTAACTGACCTGCCAAAGCTGTTTGACCTGTTGCTTGTAAGACACCAATAAGTCTACGTTGTTCTTCTTCACTAAGGTTTTGAAAGTTAGCCATCTGTTGCGTCAGTTTGCTTTGAAGCTGGCTGCCTGTGTCCTCTTGTCCTCCGAGACCACGCATACCTGACTGCATCATTTTAGCTGCACCTGCGCCTAATGCTAATTGTTGTTGCTGTAGGTTTGCTTTAGGGTCTATACCGCTAGGGTCAATACCTGTTAATAGTCCTGCTAGTGAATTTGCCATTGTCTTACCCTCCTCCTATACCTAAAGCATTAAAAGCGTCTAACATTCCTTTAGTGCTATCTGATTGTTTAGTTCCTGCTGTTCCAATAATGCTTTCAATTAAGGCATTATCAGCAGAACTTCCTAAAGGATTACTTCCTCCACCAAAGCCAAAGTAGTCTCCAATAGATTTAATTATATCAGGAGTTTTACCCGCGCCTACGCCCAAAGCACCTAACAAACCATTATCAGCTTGTGGGTCTCTGCCTGTAAGAGCTGCTAGTAGCTGTTCTTCCATAGTCATTCCTTGTCCTAACGCACTACCCAGCATACCCCGCAACTGCTGCTGCTGTAGTCTGTTAGCCATGTCAGCACCACCCATGTACATTTCAAGACCTTGACTACCTAGTTGAGACTGTAGCTCTGTTCCTCTAAGCTGTCCACGTTGTGCCATCTCAGCAGCAGGCAGACCAGCCTGTAGTAAGTTAAGAGCCTGCTGTTGTGGCATATAACCCGCGTTCATCATGCCTGAGCCTAAACCAAAGCGACCCTGTTGTAGAGCCTGCTGTGCCTGTGCTGAACCAATGTCTGCACCCTGCAAAGCCATAAGGTTCTGTAGGTCTTGCTGTCCAAACCCACGGCCTGTCTGCGCCCCTTGCATACCTACGCCTGCCAGTGTAGCGCCTCGTCCTATACCTGCTGTCTCTAGCTCTGATCCTAGACCCGCTAGTCCTGATGTCATACCAGTAAGAGCCTGTGCAGTCTGTAGGCCCTGCTGCTGCTCCTGCATACCCATCTGACGAGCCTGTAGAGCTGCACCTGCTTGTGCTTCAGCCTGTGCTTTAGCCATAGCCAGTTGCTCTGGTGTACCTCCATAATCTGCTGTCCTTACACCGCTACGTCCTTGAGAAAGAAGATTCTCTCTCATACGCAAAGCCTGTCGCTCTTCCTCTGGCCGCTGTGTAGCACGTATAGACTCATAGATGTCAGACTGTCGCTGCTCAGGAGAAGACAATAAGCCTTGTCCTGCTTGCATAGCTAGGTTGCCGTACTGAGAACGTAGGTCTTGAATGTCCTGCGGCTGTTCAGCTCTTCCAAACTGCTGCTGTGCGCCCATTAGACCTGCTTGAGTTACACCCTCTAGTCCTGTAGGCTGACCATACTGTCCTAGTTGTTGACCAAACAAACCACCTATAGCACCACGCTGGGCTGCAATAGATGGATCATAAGCATTGACACCACTAAACTGCTGTTGTGCGCCACCTAGTAATTGATTCTGTAATCGTTGCTGCTGACCACTAAGACCTAAGTTGACATCACCCTGTGCGCCTGCTTGTACATTAGCTAGATCAGAGGTAACACCAAAAGGTCTAAACTGTGAACCCTCAAGGGCGCGTTGGCCCATGCGTTCAGCAGTCTCCAGACCTGTTAGTCCTGTCTGATAAGCACCTTCAATACCTTGCTGACCTGCGTAGTATCCTCCGGCTGTGCGTAGTGCATCACCTAAGTTACCACTGAGTAATCCGGTAAGACCTAAGCCTCCGTATACCTTGTCATCAACACTGCTACCACCGGAATACGGGTTGCCACCTGTGGGTAGTATAGGGTTTTGGTTTTCCGTAGGTTGGGGATTAAACCCGCCAGTCCAAGACCAGCTCGGATTATTTCCTGTACCATAGGGACCATAACCACCTCCGCTTGTACTACTCCATCCTCCGTTTGGCCCTGCGGGCCCAAAACCAATCGCTAATTGACCGCCTTGTTCAAAAACCATACTGGAAGGGTCAAAAAAAGTTCCTCTTCTGCGATCTTCTTCAGTAAGAGGGGAACCATTGCCAACCATAGCCAGCTCTGGGTCTGTAATGATCGTAGCTGGCATCTCTTGAACCTGCTGTAGGTCTGGGTCTTGCACAACTTGTATTTGTTCTTTAACCATTCCTGTACGGGGCTGCATCATGCTCAATCGTCCACCGTATTGTGGGTCTCTCATTATAGGACTAGCCATCAGTAAGTACCTCCGGTAATAGTATCAGCCGTGAGTGTACCCGTTACAGTAACTGTGGCTGCTGTGACAGTACCTGTGAATGTAGGAGAAGCAGAATTAGACTTGCTGTTTACCGCAGTAGCAATGTTGTCATACTCTGTGTTAATTTCTGTACCACGTACAATCTTATTGGCGTTACCAGAGGGTAAAGAATCTTTAGCCGCAAAGTTAGTGGTCTTTGTATAGTTGGACATTTAGATAAGTCTCCCTAGTAAAGCATGTATGTCAATCTTTTGAATGGAAAAAGGTACGTCATTAATCTGTGCTTCAATACCAATAGTAACTACTGATCCGCTACCACCTGTGTTTACAGAAGGCGTGTTAAGTAAAGCGTCTACACTACCTGAGTATTCACCTATTGCATACTCTGCAACACCGTACTCAGCAATAGTATTACCTGCGGAAAATGTAAAGGCTTGTTTATTATAACTGCTTGTATAGTCATAGCCCCAGTTTAGCGTGATGTCAGTACCGTGTGCGCCTACAATAGTCAAGTTAAACTTCTTCAAGAACTTAAGGTTAGACGCGCTACCAAAGTCTGTAGGATTACTAAAGTAACGTAGCTGATACGTAGCTGTACCGTCTTTATACCCTGCGTACTTAACAAGACCAGTAGACTTGCCTATGTATATAGTACCATCTTCTAGCTTACCCAAAGACACTGGGTCTATCTCTGACCATGTAGTAGCCCTGTGCGCCCCTGATTGATCTATAGGGCCACGCATATCAAAGCAGTACACTGTATTGCTAGAGGGTAGAGAAAGCAGGTAGAAGGCTTCTGATGCGCTGTACAGGGACTTAATGGGTAACGCCTGCACATCTACTAAAGCCATCAGGTCATTACGGACATTCTTGCTGATGTCACGCATAGGTAAAGACTTCTCTTGTATCACTCTACCGAAGCTACGTAGACCTGAGTCTGACAGGAATAATACATCAGTGCCTGTACGCTGCACAGAGTCACGCGCTATACAACCCACGCCATCAATAGTATCTACAAGAGACATCGTACTGGGAGAGGAAGCACCTTGATAAACAACAATAGACTTCTTACCAAAGATAATTAAGAAGTCATTGTGAGCAGTTAAAGAAACAATCTCGTCATAACCTGAAGGCCATACTTTTGTTATATCTAAACTACCTGTACCTGTACCTGTCCAATGCGCTGTGTCTGGTGTAAGACCACTGTAGTAAACAACACTTTTATTATTTACTATGTCTGCTACCCACAAACGACCAAAGGCTGCTAAGACTTCATTACCCTGTGGCATAGTGCCTGTAGAATGAGGATGAGACGATATAGTTTCTAATACAAAAGAACCAGTATGGTCTGACCCTATTAACGGCTCATGTCCACTTTGTACCATGTGCATGTGATTGTCAATAGCTACACACTTCCAGTTGTTAGCTGAAGGTGTATAACCAGAAGGAGTTATATCTACTAATGTAGTAGTCCCTAAAAATATTTTATTATTACCAGCAGAGATTACACGCTTGTCACCACTAGCATCTACAAACTCAAAGATAGTTTCTATACCACGGCTGCTGCCTAATACAGAAGAGCCGTTAGTAGTGACTGTTTCCCAGCCCTTACGTGCGCCTATACGACCTAGCTTATCAATGACACAGTTGTCAGCAATAGCAGCAAAGGATGGGTCTACACTAATAGGCGAATCCTGTGTGTTAAGCCCTGCAAATCCTGGACTTGCTATAGTAATGTTCTGTAATTGTTGAGCCATTATGAGTACCAGATAGTTTCTTCAGGATGTAATGCAGCATCCATAGCGATGGCATCAGCTAGTGTGCTGTCAGCTATTGCCATTAGTTCCGCTGCGCTTGCGCCTCCGGTTTCTCCTCTCTCTCGTGCTGCCATTGCGGTAGCCAGTTGAATTACAGGTGTTGATGGTATGTTTAATACATCTGCATCTGCTGTAAAGTCTTTAGTACGTAACACTACGTTAAAACGTAACGTGTACTCAGCATCAGGTATAGGGTATAGGTCAACACCGTTAATGCCATTAAAGCTGTAGAACTGAGTAGTGCCTTTAGGGACACTAGGAAAGTCTAAGAATGCTTCATCAAACCAACGTGATGTTTGATAACGTAGGAAACAGTTTTGACTATCATTAGTAACGTCTAGTATCTTAATAGTATTGTCAGAGTCTGTTAGTACATAGTTAAAGACATTAGCCTGTGTGTCTACTGTCAGTGTGTTACGCAGCCCAGTCCAATCCCAAGCATTTTGTACGTCACGTTTAGCGTCATTAACATACTCACCTATTAGCTTAGAGTAGTTGTTTTCACTAACGGTAGCTACTTCATTCTCGCGTAGTCTGACTAAAACTTTATTAACGAGTTGTAGATATGTCATTATATAGACCTTCTTTGTTGTGCAAAATCAGACTCAAAAGGTGACGTAAGTAAATCTTCAATGCTTGTTTGTTGTGTTGTTTGTAAAGGGCCAAACTCTGTAAGTTCTATTTTATTTTTAAACTTAAATAATTCGTTATCAAATATTTTGTCTGTTGTACGTGAACCTGATGGCATAGTTAAATTAAAACCACCTCCACCCGTAGGTATACCAATCTCAGGAAAGTCTATCTTAGGAAAGTCTATCTTAGGTGGCTTAGGTAACTTAGGTAAATCATCTACCCAGTTATCTAAAGGATTAACTACTGGACGTACAACATCTTCTACAGTACTCCCTACTGCTCTTGTTATATCTTCTACCTTACTTCCTACTGGTCTTAAAGTATCTTCAATATCTGTAAGGTCTATATCTTTTACTTGTTCCCATGTAGCATCATCTATAAGACTTCCAACAGCTCTTGCACCGTCTTCTATTTTACGACCTGCCCAACGTACTGCTTCTTCCATTGGGCCTAAGTCAATGTCTAGGTTTTTAGTAAAGGTGTCCCAGTCACCTAGTGTTCCACCTTCTTTAACGTACTCTACAAACCCGCTACGTAAAGCGTCTTTAAAGTCTGCACCAGATGCCAAGCTACTAATGGTCTTACCTAAACCTGCGTTAAAATCATTAGGCTGTATACCTAGTTTATTAGCAAAGTCTGTACCTGCTGTGCCTAACTTACCTAGAGTACCCTCAAGTATTTGTGGCCCGTAGAAGCCCATAACAGCACCCAGAGGATTACCAGATGCAGCAGCATTCATTAACCCTGTAGTCTGTCCGTAGCTAAGACCACCTAAGCCTTTACCCGCAGGATTAGCAGCCGTAGGTGGAGATAACATTCCAGTAGCTTTAAGGCCGTCTAGTCCTGCACCTAAAATGTCAGTAGCTGTTAATTTTTCACCAGCAGCAGCTCTTAATCCTGTAAGCCAGACCTGCCCCCCCGGAATCATATTAGCAGCAAAACCCACTAGAGGGTGATTAAGAGGGCTTACAGTAGGAACCCACTTAGCTGTATATGTACCTACAGGGCCAGAGGCTTCCCATCTACCTTCACTGCCAAAGTTTTCACCAGACACGCGATCAATAGAACTAGCAGTACCTGTGTTTAAATATAGTTTATTACCTTGTTCATCTTCAATAAACGAAGGCATGTTGTTTTTCTTTACATAATCTACAAGGTGATCGTCTGTTTCTTCTTTAAAAAACTCTTGTACTTGACGAGGGTCTTGACGTAGCTTATTAACATCCTTACCCTTAATATTACTAAAGTCACCTGACTCACTAGCCATGTCAGCCAAGGCACGGCTCTGACCTTGCTGCTGCTCAAAGAAAGAACCTAGACCACCTAATGCTTGTTCTGGGTTATCTAGCTTAGGAGCAGACATTAGACTAGGAGCTTTAGGTCTACGAGAAGTTGTAGGACGAGAAGGTTCTGCTTCTTCAATAGGAGCAAACCCTTGGTCAAACGGGCTGTCCAAGGGGCTTTTGTCTTTCTTTCCAAAGTCAGTTACTACAGTCATTATCGTTCTCTCTGTACGCCTTTAGACTTTTCTACTGTTCGCATAGCGCCTAGCCCTAACATACCCATAAGTACAGTAGTGAGTAGGGAGCTGTCAACAGGGGGAACAGTAAACCATATACCTAAGATGGGTGATAAGATAGTAGAATAGACTAAGGCGAAACAGCATGACCAACCGACTGCTGGTCTCCAGCCTGCTACAAATAGATTCTTGTGTGCCGCCTCTACCTTATTGACTT